TGCAGGTGCATCTGGGTGATTTCCTTCTTTCCTATATCCTGCCCAGCACGTGTGGCCGAGCAGTGAACTACGATTGCGTCTATCTTATTCATTTCTTCTCCTTCTTAATTAATAATCACTTGGCGGCTCCCTGTCTGGACACCCCCTTTTCTTACATTTCGTAATTTCAAGCGACTGGTTCTTTAATTCCAGTTCCTGATTTTTCTCCATCAATTCACGGATCCGTTGCCTGTCCTCGTTTTTCTCAGCATAAAGCTGGTCTATCTTTGCATCAAGTTCGTGAACTTTATTTTCCTTCTTCTCGTATAGCTCCTTCCATTCAGCCGCATAACTGGTGATATTGTCAGCTTCAGCCTTGCGTGCGGCTGCTTCTTCCTTGCGCTTTTTCTGGTCATAGAACATGAATACGCCCAGCAAAGGCAGCAGGATAGTAGTTACTATCCCGCCAATAATATTGGATATTTCACTCAGCTGTTCCATACTTACTCCAGCATGATGTCCAATGTATCCAATTTGTTCATCGGCCATTCATTCTCCTTGGCCAGTTTCAGAACCCCGTCTTCGGAAAGCTTGTCCAAAGTGATATCTACTTCTTTGTCCAGTTCCGGCTTACAGACAGCATCTACCTTTTCTTGATATGCTTTGAAGCTTTCATTAACGAACTTACGTTCTTCAGCGGACAGCTCCTTCCATTTGCTTGCTTTTTCCTGCATAACCTCGATATTGTCCGGTTTGAACTTCTCCTGCGCATCCTTCAGCAAAGCGTCGTACGATTCAACGTGGGGACGCATAGCCTTCCGGTTTTTGATAATTTTGATTGCGTCCTTGTCATCCATTGTTTTGATCTTGGCATCATCCAGCATTTTATATGCTATCACTAATTTCTCCAGTTTCATAATTCCTGTTTTTTAGGTTAGATAATTGAATTAGATGTAATTGTATCATTGAAGGTCTTGAACGCTTCAGCGATCTTCTGGTTAAGGGAAGCCATCGCTTCGGAATATTCCTCGGAAGTGGCATTCCCATACATATTAAATGAATTGGAAACATTGACTGATCCTATCTGTTCACCGGTCTCAGAAACTACATTATAGCTTGCTGATGTGTTGCTGCCGGATTCCTTTCCGTTTGAATCGTAATTCACCTGCTCATTGCGGTTGTTGATCACTAATTTTACTTGTTTTGCCATAACTATAATTTTTAAAGGTTAAAAATCTGTTTTTCTTATTGTAACTTCAAGTCTTGATAATTCTATATAACTGGAATTCCACCATATAACGACAGCTTTAGTTACACTTTCGTCTATATCATTTGTGGTAAAATCGAAGCTGTCTACTATCGGATAATACCTGATTTCACCGGCAGCTACCGTCAATTCTCCAGCAGGGCCAGTTTCGTACCACGGCTGCTCATACTTGTAATTGGTATTGCCCGACTTGTATCTGTACACTGCAATCTTACTACCAGCTGCCAGCGTACCTCCTGAAAATCCAACGGCTGTAATACCAAACGTAATGTTGTACAGGCGCAATCTCTTAATGTCAGAATTGCTTTGCAGAACCTCACCACGAGGCGTAATAAAGTCATATGGTTTGGTAGAGAAAACCTTGACTTTATACAAGGTTGTTGTATCTTCCGTTGCCTTCATGTTTCTGTACCTTCCTTTTACATCTTTTGCCATAAGGTGCATACATACGGTATCTTTGGGGGACATTCCGATGAACTCCAGATCTTCCGCGCTTATCTCCAGCATTGTCTGATGTTTGGGCTGAAACTCTACCAGTTTGTAATATCCAGTTTTACCTTGCACCCAAATTCGGAATACTAGAGTAACACCACCTGTCACATCGTATATGTCGTTAAGGGTAAGTTCAGTTTCTCTCTTTTCCGGCATATATATCGGCACTCTCAAATTTTGTCCTATTACAACATATTCCGGCACTACCAATGTGATCATATCACTTGTCGCTTTTGCATCATACCCGGCAAAGTCCCCTAACCGGTAAGGTGCATTTTGACCACCCGGAACTGGTATATAAGACCATGGAACGTCATTGGGAGCATTGTTTTCCAAATTATCAATGATAGGTATGTTTATATTACATGTTCCATTTTTACCGATCCACCATTTATCTTTGATAGTAACTAGTTGACCGTCCCAAGAATCAACGACAAACGCTCCTGTATTGTCACGTGTAAAATTGACAGGCCCTATATTGCTGGGCTTATATTTGGCAAACATGTTGATATTTGCCCCGGCCTTGAATGCTGTTTCAGCGTTATTATTTACTGTTCCATTATTCGCGTTGAGCGTATCGCGGATGTCGTCATAAGTTACGTTCTCGGTTGGAATTATATCTCTTACCATAGTTATTCCTCCTTACTATTATCTTTATACACTGCAAGATTCCCTTCTACGTCAAGAGATCCCTTTACAGTAACATGACCTTTGACAAGTAAATCTCCTTCAATAACCCCGTTTTCCGGGATCAATACTTGTTTCTCCACTACTTTTGTTACAATCTTCTCGGTCGGAATGTCTAACTTAAACACTCTGATCATCCAAAGTACGAACTTCTTCATAGCCTAGCTTTTTAAGTTGTTTCTCTAAATATTTAACTCTGTTCTCAAGTTTCTTGATTTTCTTATCGGTTCTGCTCTCGTAGGTGAGCAAGTGTCTGGCCGTATGAACGGCAAACGTATATGCTACTGTTGCATAGTCCATGCTTAAAAAATTATCATTTTCCTCAACCGCCCACGGAAGTATTAACTGCGTATATTGTGCAGATCCTCCTAAGTTCAGCCTACTTTGATTCATATTAGGTCTATTCCACCGGTACACAAAAGATGGTGCTTCTGCTATTTTATTTAATGCTAATAACATAACAGGATGAATAATAGACTTATATCGTATATCTGATCCGTAGAATGAACTACCACCAGTAGCAAGAATGTTACCTTCAATATATAGTTTTTGTCCTGCACCATCTAGCGTCATAAACATTCTCATAGACCTATTACTACCTTCGTATCTATATACTCCAAAAGTCATTTCTCCCCAGTCATTGTTATAATTACGCTTGCTTCCAATTATATAAGATGTAGTCCATCCACTAGCTGCTGAATCATACCATCCTAATATATTTCTTATATTACCGGCTGGAATACCAGCAATACTTTCCGACATAAACCTACAACTAAAAACCTCAGAAGCATTATTTGTGTTATTTGCAGCATATTCACCTCCGGCATTTCTATAAGATCCATTACCAAGATAAACCGATTTTTCACCTAAAGTTCTTATAAAGTTTGCATCACTCATATACCAACCTCCGCCATAAGTTTGATTAAGCCATCCGGTACTTCCTTCAGATCTAAACCAATTATTAGCAAGAATTGTACCGGCATATATTCCACCAGCATAACCATCATTAGGGGCTTCTCTACCCACTCCTAAACCGTACTTATGATATCCAACACCACTAGCATTAAAAGAATGGGTTGTTGTAAATGTCGGTGTATTAGAAGCTGATGCATTTTCTATTACAATGGTTGCCAGAGTTGATCCGCTACTAGAATAACTAGGATGAAAAAAATATGTAGTATGTGCAAAACCAGTATTACCACCAAATTCTACATGATGAACTCCAGCCCATCTAAGTCCTACTTTATCATTTTCATAATCAACTCTAAAACCACTATTAATATATCCAACACTAGAAATATTACCACCAATGGTCATATCACCAATAACATCATCGGTACCATCAAAAGGACGACCCCATAATTTTCTAGTTGTTTGCAATTTAGTTGCGCTAGCTATATTTCCGTCTTCAAATGCAAACGATCTCCAACTCGTAAATCTATTATTATCTACAGCATATCTTAATTGTAATCCTCTAGAAGGATCGTAATACGGAGCTAATATTTCCATTGCACTAGTAGATCCAGCTCCAAAATAAAAAACAGTCAGTAATCCAGAATACCCACCATATCCTACATTATAAGTACCACTTTTTCTTGATACAAAATTTTCTAAAATAGAATAACTAATATAATCTCTAGCTCTAAAAAAATCAGTCTCATAATATCCATCAAGTTTGCCTGCATTGCTAGATTTCCCACTAATATCTATACTCCATGTGCCACTAGCACCACTACCCGTTTTAGTAGGATAATTATCTAATGCCGTGGTAAGGTGCGACTTATTGATCTGTTCCGTGGTAGATCCTGCTAAAGCATTCCACATGGCAGACTTATCGAAGGATGATCCGCTACCCTCTCTTGCTTTCAAAACTCTTGATCCGTCAACTTCTTGCCAGTATATAGTATCATTGTCAATCGGGAGACCATCGTAAATTGTATCAAAACTTTGCCCATTGCTAGCGTACATAGTCAAAGCCCCAGTTAATGCCAGATTACCTTCCAGCATTAACGCACCATCCTCCAGCTTTCTCAGCTTAATCCCGGCAATAGTTACCCAGTCCGATGCTGCCAGCGAAGGTGCTGTAATAGCTCCGGATGCCTTAATAGCGGCTGTATTCAGCACAGAGGAAAATGTCTTTTCTCCGGTTATTGTTTGCTTTGTTGATAACGTAACAAAGGTGCTATCTACATATTTTTTGTCAGCCTTTGTTTCAAGTATTTCCGCGAGATTATCTGTTTCAGCCATGCCGGACAGAAAAGCTTCTAACTCCTTCCATTTGTTTATGATGTTATCCGTATCAGAACCTTCCAAGAAGTCATTAAGCTTATTAGATACAGCTGACAACTCTGATTTAGTGGCATAGTTTTCTATAACCCAATTCTGGGTTGCATATCCATCCAAAGCCGTGGTTAGATGCGACTTGTTGATCTGGTTGTTAGAAGATCCGGAAAGAGCAGACCACATGGCGTTTTCATCGAAAGAAGTTCCAGTCCCTCCAATAACTTCAATGAGTCCTGTTTCAGGATTCTTCCGGATAGTTGTGTTATCTAAAGGAAGCCCGTCAAATATTGAAGGAACAACAACACCATTAGATGCATACATGGTAGCCCCTCCACCGATAGCCAGTGGCTTACGTATGTACAGATATTCATTCCCGTATTCATCGGTTCGTTCTTCGATATTTCTTTCCCAGATTTCTTTTAATAAGTAGATAGATAGGTCAGGCGTTACACCGTTGCTGTTCGATGCAATTCCACCTGAATATCCAATAGGATAATTCTTAGATCGTGGATTACTAGGTATTATTTTTATTTTAATATCTACGATTTTCATGCCTCTACTATTATGGCTTTAAAAGAGTTCATCTTGTAGTCAATCTCTCCGCCCATAACCAGGAATTGTTTCCCCGGCTGGGTACGATCGGTCAGTATTGTAATCGGAGTTATGTCCGCTCTTTTTAATACCTCCGTAAGCCGTAATTTGGTAGCACTATAATAATCGACAATCCTTCTTATCAGTAGTTCTTCCGGCCGTATTGTGCTACCA